TCAATAGTAGAAACTTCAAAAACACAAAGCGCCGTAACAGATTTTATAAAAACAAGTGGAAAAGATATTACTGTTATAGCACGCAATTTTAGTTCGGCAATTGGAAGCAGCTATGCATATAGAATTGGACTTTATAATGCAGAAAAAAAGTGGATAAAAAATATCTTTCCTTCAGACGGAAACAAATATAGCATAAATACATTTAATACAACAGGTACAGAATATATTAGAGTGTCAGCCCCGTCTGGTATATACGATACAATTCAAATCGAAAAAGGTTCGGAAGCCACCCCTTACGAGCCATACACCGAGCAATCCGCCCAGCTCTCCTATACTCTCAACGCCATCCCAGTAACATCTGGCGGCAATGTAACGATTGACGGTCAACAGTATATTGCGGATTATGTGAATGTGGAACGTGGGAAGTTGGTAAAGATGGTTGATTCTTCTAAGTTAGATAATACACAATCTATTGTAAACAAAACTGAATGGTTGTTAGCAGAACCACAAGAAATTGATTTAACGCAGAAAGAAGTACAGACACTTAAAACACTTGCAACATATTATCCGACTACAAACATCAACGTCAATTCAGAACAGCTTGACGGATATACAGTATTTAATTATCCGATTAGCATGGCTAATGGTTGGAACTATGTGAAACAGCAGTTAAACGACAACCGAGATTACATCTACGATATGGATTTACAATCCGCAGAAGCCTACGTCAACAGCGAATATGCAGTAGCATTAACAGAATTGGAGGTATGATTATGTTATATAGAACATTATTAAAACTTAAAGAGAGAAATGGACTTACAGATGATTTGAAAAATAAGATTGATGTGTTTTTTGCAGTTGGGAGAATCACAGAGGAACAGTACAATGAGCTGATGGATGTTAATAAGGAAGAAGAATCGAAAACGGAAACTGATTAACTAAAGAGAACTTTAATTAATTTATAAAAACAAAAGAAAAATAATCTTTAAGGAGGAATGGAGATGGTAGACATTATGTTGCCTTTAATAACTTGTATCTTTGTAGTTTTTGATTTAGCTAGCGGTGGAGTAGCCGCCTGTGCCAACCACGAGTGGAAATCCTCAGAAATGAGGAAAGGATTGTATCATAAATTTGGCTCCATTATGCTCGTGGTGCTTGCGTATCTTATCGACTATGCGCAGAGATATGTAGACTTGGGCTTTCGGGTGCCTATTGCCGCAGGCGTGTGTGTATACATCATTTTGATGGAACTAGGCTCTATTGTGGAGAACATTGGCAAAATTAACCCTGATTTGCTCCCAGACAAGGTTAGAGCGATTTTAGGACTCGACAAAATGAAATAAATTTACGTAATTTTTGCGTGTTTGAGGTGATGCAGTGAACAGAAGTTTGATAAAAAAACTCTGGAAATTAGGCGATAAACAATTTATTGATTATGCCTTGTCGTGTGCCCGCTTAACCTTGCGGGAGCGCGAAACTGTACAGTACTTGCTTTTTGACGGATTAACGCAGGAGCAAGCCGCCGAGAAAATGGATATAAGCACGAGAGGATTACAAGGGCTGTGGAGTTGTGCCGTAGAAAAGATTTTGTTAGTTCCCGGCACAATTCCGTACATAAATAGCCTTTAAGAAACTAAAGATAACTAAAAATCATGCGAGAAATAAGCGCGTTGCCTTCGTGGTGACACGCTTATTTTTTTGCGATAATAAAACTATAAGGAGGGCGGAGAGATGTATCAATATTGGAATCCTAACCCAGCGGCGGCAAAAGTGGGAGATTGCACCGTGCGCGCTATCTCAAAAGCTACAAAGCAAACGTGGGAAGAAACATATATACAACTTGCCCTGTACGGCTTAATGTTGTCAGATATGCCCTCAGCTAATGCGGTGTGGGGTGCATACCTCAAAGATAAGGGGTTTAATCGCTACATAATCCCCGATGAGTACATGACTTGCACTGTATCGGAATTTGCAAACAATCACCCAGAAGGGGCTTATATTTTAGCACTGTCAGGGCACGTTATAGCAGTAATTAACGGTAATTACTACGACACGTGGGACAGTGGAGCAATGACACCAATATATTACTGGAGGGAAGGAGGAAAATAAATGTTCGGTTATCCACAATATCCACAACAATATCCACAGTACCCGCAATATCCACAACCGGATTATCTCGACCAGCTCAACCGATTAAAACAACAGCAGGCACCGCCTCAACAAATGCAACAGCAGAACAATCCCGATGAACGGATTTGGGTACAAGGACAGGGCGCGGCGGAGGCGTATTTAGTAGCACCAAACTCTTTTGTTCGCCTGTGGGACAGCCAAGCACCAATTTTTTACGAAAAAAGAGCAGACCAGACGGGCAGACCGTTTTTAGAGGTGTTTGAATACAAGCGTAAAGGCACAGATTCGCCCACAGCGGAGCTTTCGCAATCTAGTCAACCAATCAACTACGAGGAACGCTTAAACGCCTTAGAGAGGCAAATGGAGACGTTAAGAAGGAGGATATTGAATGAATCTCAATCCAATGCAGATGATACAGCAGTTTCAACAGTTCAAACAGCAGTTTCAGGGGGACCCGAAGCAGGAAGTGCAAAACCTGCTAAATAGCGGGCAAATGAGCCAGCAACAGTATAACCAGTTGCAGGGCATGGCAACACAGTTTCAAAACCTTTTAAAGGGTTTTAAATAAATAAAAAGGAGTGATTTCATGGGATTAACAACAGACGGAATGAGCCCGGCAGATTTGGCGGCAGTCACAGGCAACAATAACGGCGCATTTGGCGAGGGTAACGGTGCTTGGTGGATTATCATTCTTTTCCTTTTCATCTTCTGTGGATGGGGAAACGGAAATGGATGGAATAACGGCGGCGGAGGCGCGGTAGACAACTATGTATTAGCTTCTGACTTTGCAACCTTACAGCGCCAGATTGATAGCGGCATTTCCTCCCTTGAGCGCAAGGGTGATGCCATCAACAGCGGTATTTGTGATGGATTTTATGCGATGAATACCTCTCTTCTCAACGGATTTGCAGGAACAAATAGCACAATCCAGCAGAACGGGTATGATACACGAAATGCAATCCAGCAGGGACAGATTGCAGATATGCAGAGTTTTAACGCTTTGCAGGCACAGTTAGCACAGTGCTGTTGTGATAATAAACAGGCTATTGCGGGCGTCAATTACAACATGGCAATGAATTCTAACGCAATCCAGCAGGAAGTTACAAGTGGCTTCTGCCAGACGAATTTTAACAACGCAAACAACACAAGAGATATCATTGACAACCAGAACAACAACGCCAGAGCCATCCTTGATGCTCTTACAGCGCAGAGAATCGAAGCTAAGGACGCTAAGATTGCCGAGCAGAATCAGCAGTTATTTGCGGCACAGTTAGCGGCTTCTCAGGCATCACAGAATGAAACATTGAAGGCATATATGCAGGGTCAGTTTACTTATTACAACCCTAGACCGGTTCCAGCTTTTCCGGTTTCCGCACCATATCAGTACGGTAACTGTGGATGCAATACCAGTTGCGGATGCTAAAATTTTATAATTAGCAGCTTCCTGCGTTGACGGGATTGTTCGGCTTGTGCCGATGATGCTTATAGCGGCGGGGCAATCGTTCCGCCGTTTATTATTAAAAAAGGAGTGATAACGTGGCAGAATTTACTAATAGCAATATTGTAACCGTGGCAGCGGGGCAGAATTTACCGCTCACAGAGACAGCCGTAAAGTGCGGTAGCTGTATTACACACCGGGAGGGGGCAGGAATTGTGACCCTTAGAGGCCTTACAAACCAGTGCAGGGCGCGCTATAAGGTCAGCTTCGGGGCTAATATCGCCATACCCGCCGGTGGAACTGTGACACCTATTTCTATTGCCCTGGCAATCGCCGGAGAACCATTAAATAGTGCGACAGCAATCGTAACACCTGCAGCCGTAGGCGAATATTTTAATGTATTTACGGCGGCATTTATTGACGTGCCGCGCGGATGTTGCATAACAATCGCAGTCGAAAATACATCTACGCAGGCAATTAGTATAGCCAATAGCAATTTAATCGCCGAGAGAGTAGCGTAAAGGAGGGCGAAAAATGGAATCATTACACAAATTAAAAAAGATGATGTGCAGAGAGTTAGACGAGATTTCCAACAAAGGCGACATGAGCGCCGGGGATTTAGAAGCAGTCCACAAACTGACAGACACAATCAAAAATATTGACAAAATCATGTATCTGGAAGGTGAAGGCGAATACAGCCGTGGCGGCGACTGGGACACGTCAGGAAGATACAGTCGCGGGCGTTATCCTGACATAGATTACGATGACTATAGCAACGCTCGTAGAGGTCAGCACTATGTGAGGGGGCATTACTCTTACAATGATGCAAAAATGCAGGTAAAAGAAACTATCAAAGACATGATGCACGACAGTAATCTGTCTAGTACAGATCAGGCAGCACTAGGCAGAGCATTAGCAGAATTAGACCGATAAGAGAAAGGAGTGCCGCAATGATTAATATGGACGAAATTAATGCCGAAATTGCGGCATTAGAGGCAGGAAAAACAACCTACGCCACTTGCGAACGGCTTTCGATTTTATACAATGTACGCAATAATTTAATGAGCAATCAACAACCGAACCAACTATCTTCCAACACATCATACTACTCTTACAGTTCCGAGCCGGATTCTGAATTTAAAGAAATCGCCCGAAACGCAGACTTTGAGCACTTATTACGCGTGCTTGACGAACACATGAAAGCCATCGAAGCAATGTACCCGCGTGAATATCGGTCAGTTTTGCGAAAAATAAAAGAGGGTGCTTGAAACATCCTCTTTCTTTTTGTATAATGTAACTGTATCTCCTTTATTTTTAATATTTAGTTATGTAGTAACTAGCTTTAATCTGGTGGTTACGGCTAGTTACTGCATAACAAAAACTAAAAAAATATAATATCCTCCACAAATTCGTTGGGGGATATTTTTATTTCTTTTACAATACTTTTCCAAAACACCTGCTTGCCTTGTTCGTCTAACTGCATATACATGTCTTTCCAACCGTCAGGAAATCTGCTTTGTATTTTTTTCTTAGTTTCCAACTCTTCCGTTGCGGCAGTCTGGGATAGTTCTTTTAATTCCTTTGATATAGCCTCGTATCTTTCGTCATAGTATTCTTCCGTTATCCTGCCTTTTTCAAACATCTTGTTGATTCTTCCCAACTCACTGGATAATTTTTTCTTTCTCTTTTCCGCATCGTTTCCGGTTGCCTTCACACGACCTTCTGCCCTTAATACATCTAACTGTATTTTTTCTTCGATGTGATCGAGCATATATGTTTCTAATTTTTTTTCTGATCGCGTGTAGGTCTTGTGCTTTTGTGCGACAGAGTGGGGGCAGTGATATACTTTGTACTTTTTTCCTTTTTTGCCTATTGCACACCCGGAAAGCCTGCAACCGCAAAGTGGGCATTTCATCAGGCCAGAAAAAATATAAATACGCCTCTTACAATCCGTCCAAGTTTTTTGACTGGATACTTCGTTGATTTTTTGCGCTTGCTCCTCTGTGATGTACGGCTCACAGTAGTTTTTTACTCCATACATTTCGCCGCGATAAGCTGGGCTAGACATAATCTTAACCAACCTCGTTCTGGTTCTTACAAAATCAGGGTATTTACTCAAAATATAGTCGGCGGTTCCTGCTTTTGAGAAGGTCTGGAAATAATGCTCAAACATATCTTCAATTATTCCTCGCGTCTTTTCGTCTTTTACAATCTTTTTTCCTTCTACGCGATAACCTACCGGCACTTTTCCACCAATATATTCCTTGTTGTTCCGCTTAAACTCCATAACGGACCGTATTTTCTCGCTGTCTCTGTCTACCTCCGCCTGCGCTACGGACAGCATAATATTTACTTTAAATATTCCCTGGCTTGTCTCTGTCTCATAATCCTCCCAGATAGCCCTCCAAGGCACTTTACACGCATCAAGGACACTTTGTACCTCATAATACCCTGCAACAGCTCTAAACCACCTGTCAAGGCGCGTGAAGAGTATTATATCAATCTCGTGTTTCTTGCAATCCTCAAGTAACTGCAAAAGGGCAGGGCGTTTTGTGTATTTTTTACGTGCAGATATGCCGGCATCGTTATAAATACCAGCAACCGTATATCCTTGCTCTTCACAATATTTTTCAAGCGCATCTATTTGCGAATCAACGGACAATCCACTGTTCTTCTGCTCTTGCGTGCTTACTCGCACGTACAAAGCGGCTCTTTTCATTTATTTCCCTTCCTGCCTTCGTACCTCCGGGGCGGGTGCTGCTATCTACATACAACTAAGCCTATCTATTAGCTTTTTTCTAAGCTTTTCGTATTTCTCGGTTATTTCTTCACTGTCCGGAAAGTTAACCAAGCGAAAACAAGCGTTTTCAAATTCATTAACTAATGCTATGTTTTCGTATCTTTTTAATTCCATAGTTTTTTGTGGCAAATCGTCATAAAAAACTTTTAAATCGACACCTAGAGCGCCTGCGATTTTTGATAAGGTCTCTACCTTTGGCTTCTTTTTTCCGACTTCGTACTGGTAAATCATGGCAGCTGAAACACCTAGACATTTAGCAAGTGCCGCCTGTGAAACTCCCTTTTGTAGGCGCACAGTTTTGATTTTTTCTCCTATCATTGACAAAGTTACATCTTCTAATGCTTTTTCTATTGCATTTCGGCACTGTTCTTGGTTAAAATCTTCGACACCTTCATATTCTCGACTTGGTACGGTATCAGCGAAAGTGTAAAAGTATGGCTCGCCGCTTTTTGTGTAATTATATCCAAGATTTAAAGCGGCAGCAAGTTTGGCTACTGTATCTTTCTTCGGATTTAATTTCCCGTATTCATAGCGTTGAATGGTATATGTCGAAAGTCCGCTTTTTTTACCAAGCTCTTCTTGCGTTAACCCCTGCCTTTTTCGCGCTTGTCTTAATCTATCTGAAAAACTCATAATTTTTTCACCTCTCTATATCTCCTCTCTTGATTTAATCATATTGTACATGATAATGACTATTATGTCAAGAAAAAAATACACGAAAATATATTATTTTTTATATTCTACGATGTCGCACACCTGGCAGTCCAATTTCTCGCACAAATACATAATTGTATCTATATTCACGTTCCTGTCGTGCCGCAGCTTGTTGACCAGTGCCGGGGAAAGATTAAAACTTTCCTTATCTAATAGGTTAGAACGCTTTAGCCCTCTACGTTCTAGTGTGTCCCATAAATTACTATATGAGATACTACCTTTATATATGTTACTTCTTTTTCTTGCTCGTGTTTCCATTTCGAAACCTCCTTTAATCGTTATAAATATATAGTACATTATTTTGAAATAAATATCAAGAAAAAAATAATATATTTTCGTGTATTTTTCTCTTGACATAATAGTCACTATCGTGTATAATGTGAGTAAATCAAGAGAGGAGATACAAAGAAATGAAGAAATATAATTTATCAAAAATCATGAAAAGAGCGTGGGAGTTAGTTAAAAAGGCAGGTCTTTGCATCTCCGAAGGATTGAAATTAGCATGGAAGGAAGCAAAGAACATGGAAGAAACAATGGAGGAAAAGCTTATCCGCCTTGGCTATAAGGTGTGGGAGAAGGGCGACATGAAACGTATATATATTAATGACTTTCAGAAATATTTGGAAGTCGAAGAAACTAATACGCCAGCAGCAATGGGACGTGGAAGAATCATTAATGGCATCTGCACAGATGAATATAAAAGCTTTGCGCAACGTCAAGCATTAAGCCTTGTTGACTGGGGATTTGGAGCTAAATTGTATTACGACTGTAAAAAAGAAGACTGGTTTTGTAAGAATCCGGGAGGAAGTTTAATTAAAAAAATCCTCTGGACAGTTGCTGACAAAATAGAATCTTTATAATAAATACACGACCGGCGGCGGAATCCGCCGGAGAAAGAAAGACGAGGAAAAATTATTATGTTGGAAATTTTAAGAAGAGAATTAACAGGGAACACAGTATCACTTTATGAATTAGACGAAATCATGACAAGGCTTGGGTGCCCTTCTGAACTGGACTGGATAAACGATGAGGGCGCGTGGGATGATGTTTTAAAGGATAAAAATATCTTTTATAAAGTTCCTGATTCTGACGACCATTTTGCAATTTCTTTTGAAATTGAAAGCGAGTACAATTCGGAGGAAGAAAGTGCAGATTGCACACTTGTTAATATCGTTAATATAGAGGTTCAGTAATTAAATTCCCGCCCCGGAGGTACGAAGGCAGGCTTTGTACACAATGACGAAAGGGAATTGACACTGATTTATTAGGATGAAAGGGGGAAATGGTATGCAAAAATTCAATAAAAGGAGAAAACTAGATAGATTCTTATCCACCTTGCCTGAGGGCATGGTTTTTAAGTCAAATAATGAGTTTCGAATAAAAATGCCAAACGGATACATTGGCATTGGATATTATTACCATACTTATCATGCATTTGGAGGACATCGTAATTCTGAATACAATACTATACAAGAAAACATAGATGCAGTAAAAGAACTTATTGACAAATATGGTAAAGGAGAGTAGGATATAGATAAGGTTTTTAATAGCTCCATTTTGGGATGTAAATGTTAGCTTAGTTTTGTACCTTAAAAACATTAATAGTTCCATTCTGGAAGGCAAAGCACTTGTTTCGACAGGTGCTTTTTTATTATCTTGAGGAAAAAAGAAAAGAGAGAAGAATTGATTCTTCTCTCTTGTTGGTTGTCCTATTAGTAGACTAATTATTTTAAATTAATAGTTATCTTCTTGTCTGTCCAGAACGAAGCACTATACTCTAAAATCACTTTCTTTGCATCTTTTGGCACTTCGTAATATGCTGTAAAGCTCACGTTCTTTCCTGGAGACAAATTAGTGTTAACAAAATCGCTGTCCCCTATGTATTGCTGCTCGCAAGCTGAATTATCTGCATAGCATTCGCAATCAGATACAGACACATATTTGTCACCTTTTTCTGCAATATTTTCACAAGTAAAATCTACGGCCACATATTCGCATCCATCTTTTGGAGTAAAGTACTCTCCACCATCATATCCAAATTCAGCCTTTTTAGCAGTTACTTTTAAACCGTCATTCTCAAAAGATTCACCAACCTTTACATTGTCTTTCTCTTTTGTTTCTTCTTTTTTAGCAGTTTCTTTCTTAGCTGCTGTGGTACTCTTTGTCTGAGAATCAGTGGAAGAGCTGTCATCGTCACCACCACCCATTGCCATGCCTAAAACAGCCAGAACGATGATAATGATAATTACCCATTTCAACTTGCCGCCCTGTTTCTTCCGGCAATGAGGACACACTTTAGCTTTTGCGTCAATTTCTTCTTTGCAATGCTTGCAAACTTTAGTTTTTTCCTTGCTCATATCTTCTACTCCTTTTCTTATTATTACCATGTTGCAAATAAATTATATAATAAGCATTTAAATATATCAATAAAAAATTCCGCATATTTGGTCTAACAGAGCCATAATATTATGATATAATAAAAAACCACTATAAAACATAGCTTTAAAGCGGGTTAAAAGTACGTGTCAGAAAGGAGTAAAAATGGCAGAGGAATACAAGAAAGAAATAATTGAACGATTAAATAACGTTCAACAAGAACGACTTTTAAAGATTATGCTCGACTGCGTAAAGTCTTTAGAAAAGCAAGAAAAGGGAAATTAATTTTCCCTTTTCTTAATCTTAGTCGCGGAGTATAAACTTTTCGTAAAAATTGCAAAATGCTTCTTTTTTCTCTTTAGATAAATCATAGTAATCTATTACGATTTTTTGAAAACGTTCATCACTTAAATTTATCTTGACGCAAACGTCCATGAATTCGCCACCTAAATCATCGTATTTCTTTTGTTCTGTTAAATCACTTTTCAAGATTCCGAAGTAATCCGCAATGGCTTGAATCTTTCCAGACCTTGGCATTATTTTTCCCACACACCAAGTATTAAAAGTTGTCTGAGCAAATCCAAGTTCACGTGCCACTTCTTTTTGTTGCTTCCCACTAGCATTAATATAATGATTTAAGTTATTAGCAAAAATTTTCTTTTGTTCCTCCTCTGTCATTGTCTTCCTCCTATCTTTTGTTTAATTGGTTGCATCATTATAATAACATACAATCCTAAAAAATTCAATAAAAATCCTAAAAAATTAAATTTATGCTTGACAATCCTATATTTTAGGATTATAATTAAATCACAAACAAACGAAAGGGGCGAAACAAAATGATGTTACAGATTCCTAGAATTTGCATTGCGGCTTGTAGAGTTAATGCAAATTTAAGTCAAAGAGAATTTGCCAAGAAAATCGGCGTATCTCTTGCAACAATCACAAACTGGGAAGCGGGGAAAACAGAACCAGACCTTACACAACTTCGTAGAATTAGTGAGCTTTCCGGTATACCTATGGACTATATTTTTGTGGAAAGAGAATCCTAAAAAATAGGATTACGTGAAGGGCAGAAAGGATGGTGACTAGATGGAAAATTTAATGATTTTTGAAGGACACAACATGGAAGTGTTTGAATTTGATGGACAAGTACTTTTTAATCCTAAGCATGTAGCGGAAATTTTAGGAATTGCAGATGTTAAAAGTAGCACGAGAAATTTCAATGACAAACAGCTTGTAAAGCTTACGAATTCTAAAGTGCATGATATGCACTTTAGGAAATTACATAATACAGGCGAGAATTTTCTAACTGAAAGCGGCGTTTACAAGTTAATTTTCAGAAGCCATAAACCAGAAGCGGAACGATTTAGTGATTGGGTAACAGATGAAGTTCTTCCGTCAATCAGAAAGACAGGAAGCTACCAGAAACAGTTATCTCCTCAAGAAATGATGCGTATTCAGTTGGGCATGATAGACGACCACGAAGACCGTATTAAGAACCTTGAGAGCAACATGGTAATTGACTACGGTCAACAGCAAACACTGCGACAGCACGTCAATAAGGCAGTTCTGAACGCATTAGGCGGCAAGGACACAGAAGCATATGCATACATCAGTAAAGTTGTATTTGCAGAGTGCAACAGGGATTTGCAAGACAGATTTAAAGTTAACAGCCGGAACAATATCCCTCGCAAACGATATGAGGAAGCTATTGACTATGTAGACAACTGGGAACCGAAAACAAATACAAAGCTGAGGATTGACGAATATAACCGTCAACAGAGATTTGAGGTGTAAAGATGAACGCGTTAGGAGAAAAATTAAGAAGATTAAGAAAGGCGCAAGGGCTTACACAAGGAGAATTAGCCGAGAAAGTCGGCGTTGGTATTAATACAATAGTTAGATATGAAACTGGTAAAAATTCTCCAAAAGTGGAAATCTTGGAACTTATCACTAAGGAGCTGGGTGCGAAAATAGTTGTGGTACCCGAAAAGGAGTTAGGGGGTGAATAAAAAATGAATGAACCTCCGAGACCAGAGTATGTTGCTAGACTACTCTACACCCTTTTAGGACGACAACAAGGTGTAGAGTATGACAAAGTGTTTTACACTGATAAAGACGGCGTAGAACACGAGGTAAAAAAGGAAGAGCCCTACCATTAAGCTCTTACGATAAATCATACAAGTAAATCATACAAAAGACTTGGCAATTTGTCAAGATAGGAGGTAGACATGGCGTACATCGTTATTCAGGATTGGATGATATCAGATTTACAGTTAAAGGGGAATGAGCTCCTCACATATGCCCTTATTTACGGATTTTCGCAGGATGGCGAATCAGAATTTAAGGGGTCATTGAAATATATTTCCGAATTTCTTGGCGTATCAAAAAGAACTGCACAAAGAAGCATTGAAAATCTTGTAGACCGAGGAATAGTTGAAAAGAGAGTAGAGGAGATTAGCGGCGTGAAATTTAACCGTTATATGGCTCATGAAAAAGCTGACACCCCTATAGACAAAATGACCACAGGGTATAGTCAAAATGACCACGGGGGTATAGTCAAAATGACCATGGGGTATAGTCAAAATGACCACGGGGGTATAGTCAAAATGACCACCAATAATACTAATATATATAATACTAATAATAATACTAGTAATAATACTAAAGATAAAGGCGCGCCCGCGAGATACTTTGACGACGAGGAACTAAATAATAAGTTCTTGGAATTTCTTTCCATGCGTAAGAAGATTAGAAAACCAGTCCGAACAGATAGAGCTTTGAAAGCATTACTCAAAAAGTTGCATGAATTATCTGGCGGTGATGTTGGACTGATGAAACAGATTATAGACCAGTCATTGGATAAAGAGTGGCTAGGGCTTTTCGAGCTGAAGACAGGTAACGACAACACGAAGAACATTAACGACCGACTGTACGGAGATATACAGCACTGGGCAGCACAAAAAGAACAGGAGGGAGGCGGAATATATGACGATTTCGGAGTTTTATAAAATCGTAGCCGCACTAAAGACCGTTTACACGTCTCCGGGATTTATCCCCAACGAGCCAGCGTTAGACATGTGGTACCGCTTGGTAGGTAAGAACAACGACTACCAGACAATAAGCGTGGCGGCACAGATGTACATGACAACCGGCAAGTTCCCGCCAACACCGGCAGATATTTTGGAGTGTGCTAGTAAACTCAAGACAGAAAGCAGCTACCTGAGCGAGCAGGAAGCATGGGCGACAGTGGCAAAAGCGTGCAGTAATGGTATTTACGGTTACAGAGAGGAGTTTGACAAACTGCCCCCTACGTTGCAAAGGGCAGTAGGAACGCCGCAGACACTCCATGACTGGGCGGTAGTAGATTCAGCGGACTTTCAGACGGTCATACAGTCAAATTTCCTCAGGAGCTACAGAGCGACGCTAGAAGCACAAAAGGAGATAGACAAGTACCCGCCGAAGCTCCAAGAAATGATAAAAGCGGCGGGAGCGATAGAACGAAAAGAAACAGCACCAGAACTACCCACACTGGGAGAAATAGTTGGGCGGTTAGAGCAGGATAATAAAAATTATACCCCGGAACAGTGCGAGGGAGCGTTGGGGGATTGGATAGCAGGAAAGAAGGAGAGGTTAGGTTATGAATAACACAATGATTAATGCGGTTGGATTTCCGGCGAAGGAATACGACGATGAAGTGATAGGGAAAGGAGTAACCCTGGCAGAAGTCACGATTGCTGTCAAAGACAAAGAGGTAGCACAAGGGATGCTTGAACTGTTTAGACTGGGCGTTGAAAGAAGCGACGACATGAAAAAGATAGAGGCATACGCCAGAGGATACAACGAACTGAGCAAGGCTATTAAAGAGGCATGGGGGACAGGAAATGGAACGAGGATTTGACCCGGCTAGAGAGTATTTAAAGGCACAGCATCTTGAGGCGGAATATGAGTGCAGAACAGCACACAAAGCAATCAAACGAGGTGCGACAAGTTACAACGAATACGAGCAGGGATACGAGGAGGAAGAAGAGCAATGAAAAAATTTGAATTAACAACAGAATTTATCACAAATGTGCTTGGAAAAAAGTTATTTAGAATTAAGGCACTGGTTGAATTTGGAAACGTAAAGGCTGGAGAACTTGGCGGATATGTGGAGAAAGAGGGAAATGTATCACAAAGCGGAAATGCATGGGTTTCCGGCAACGCAAAGGTTTCCGGCAATGCAGAGGTTTCCGGCAACGCAAGGGTTTCCGGCAATGCAGAGGTTTCCGGAAAAGCAAAGGTTTCCGGAAATGCATGGGTTTACGGCAATGCAGAGGTTTCCGGAAATGCAAAGGTTTTCGGAAATTCATGGGTTTACGACAAATCAGAGGTTTACGACAACGCAAGGGTTTCCGGCAATGCAGAGGTTTCCGGAAATGCATGGGTTTACGATGATGCAAAGGTTTCCGGCAATGCAAAGGTTTTCGGAAATGCAAAGGTTCACGACAAAGCAAAGGTTTACGACGATGCAAAGGTTTCCGGCAATGCAGAGGTTTCCGGAAAAGCAAAGGTTTCCGGCAATGCAGATTATGCATTAGTACAGGGCTTTGGAACAAAATTCCGCTGCACAACTTTTTATAGGGGCAAAAATAAAAAAATAATGGTTAATTGCGGATGCTTCCATGGGGATTTAGAAGAATTTAGAAAACAGGTAAAAGAAACACGAAGCGGGAAAATCGCAAAAGAATACCTGATGATTGCTGATTTAATGAAATATCATTTCGCAAGCGAGGATTCTAGCGATGAATAGCGTACTACAAACTAAAAAAGAGTGTTTTTTCTGCAAAACAACCCCAAATTTACATAGACATCATGTTTTATATGGCAGTAGCAACAGAAAGCAATCAAACGAGGTACGGCAAACTACAGCGAATACGAGAGATATGAGGAGGAATTAGAGCAATGACACTATACGAGATTGACAGTGCAATTATGGATTGCGTAGACGAGGAGACAGGAGAAATTATTGACCTCGAAAAACTTGAGGCTCTCAACATCGAGAGAGACAAAAAAGTGGAGGGAATCGCGCTGGCGGTGAAGAATTATGCCGCAGAAGCAAAGGCAATCAAGGAGGAAGAAGAAAAGCTTGCGAAACGCCGCAGAAGTTGCGAGAACGCCGCACAGAGGTGCAAGGAATATCTGTCCCATGCTCTTGACGGCGAAAAGCTCAAGACGGCAAGAGTCAGCGTATTTTACAAGAGCAGCGAGTCCGTAACCATTGACGACTTAGACAGCCTGACAGAGGAATACATCAGAATTCCAGAGCCACAGGCGGACAAGACGGCAATTAAAAAGGCAATTAAAGCCGGGAAAGAGGTCACAGGGGCACATATTGAGACATCTAAGAGCGTGATAGTGAGGTAAGAAAGATGGGAGAGATTCACAAAAAGTTGCAAAAAATCCAATGTCGTCTCAAAACACCTAAGTCTCGATGGAGCAAATTCGGAAAATACTGGTACCGCAGCCTAGAAGACATTTACGAAGCGGCAAAGCCGTTACTAGACGAACAAGGATTACTTTTAATTCTAGAAGATAAAATTGTCATAATAGGCGACAGAATCTATGTCAAAGCAACAGCGATTCTGCAAGACGTAGAAGATGGAGGAGTGATTAGCACCACTGCATACGCCAGAGAAGAAGAAAACAGAAAGGGGATGGATTCCTCACAAATTACGGGAGCAACGTCAAGCTACGCTAGGAAATACGCATTAAGCAGTTTGTTTCTTCTAGACGACAGCAAAGATGCAGATACAGACGAATACAAAGGAAATGAGACCGTATCAGAACAGGAGGCAAAAAAATTATGCAGCCTGATGCGAAAGAAAGGTATGACAGAACAGGAAATCACAGAATGGGGGAACAACATGGGACTGAAATCATTTTATGAAATTACACGCAGACAGTACGTTGAGACCCTGAAAGTACTGGGATTGGAATAGCATGGATTTAACTGGAAAAATAAAAAACTTAGCAGTGGATTATTTTAGCAAAAAGATAACAGTTACCCTGGAAATCAATGAGGCGGAGCGGTTTATAAAGGGCGTGGACGAACTGAAAAAGTTGGAAAAGCTGTCCGTAATAATTAAACCGTTCCACAAGAAAAGAAGCCTGTCAGCAAACGCCTATTTCCACGTGTTAGTCACCAAAATAGCAGAGAAAGTCGGCACGAGCAAGGCGGAAGCTAAAAATTTAATGATAGGAAGATACGGACAGCCGGAGCTGATAAAAGGGGACATAGCAGTTTTAAAAACCAATGTTCCAACCAACATCATGTACAAAAAAGAGGACATTCACACGGTTGCGATAGGACGGCGGCTAGAAAAAGGCAAAGAGGTAGTGCTTTACAGGCTCATGCGAGGCTCGCACACCTATGACAGTCGGGAAATGAGTGAGCTAATCAAAGGCACGATACAGGAAGCGGAAGACTTAGGAATTGAAACGCTAACACCAAGAGAATTAAAACAAATACTAGGAAAATGGAACCCAAGAAAGGAAGAAGAGAAATGAAAAAATTTGAATTAACAACAGAGTCTATTACAAACGAAGCTGGGAAAAAATTATTTAGAATTAAGGCATTAATTGATTTTGGAGACGTGAAAGCCGGAGAGCTTGGCGGATACGTAGAGAAAGAGGAAAATGTATCGCAAGCCGACAACGCATGGGTTTCCGGCGATGCAGAGGTTTTCGGAAACGCAAGGGTTTGCGGCGACGCAAAGGTGTACGGAAACGCAGAGGTTTTCGGAAACGCAAAGGTGTACGGAAACGCAAAGGTGTACGGAAACGCAAGGGTTTACGGCGACGCAAGGGTTTGCGGCGACGCATGGGTTTGCGGCAACGCATGGGTTTACGGCAACGCAAGGGTTTACGGCAACGCATGGGTTTGCGGCAACGCAAGGGTTTGCGGCAACGCATGGGTTTGCGGCAACGCATGGGTTTCCGGCAACGCAAGGGTTTGCGGCAACGCATGGGTTTCCGGCGACGCAGATTATGCATTAGTACAGGGCTTCGGAACAGAATTCCGCTGCACAACTTTTTATAGGGGCAAAAATAAAAAAATAATGGTTAATTGCGGATGCTTCCATGGGGATTTAGAAGAATTTAGAAAACAGGTAAAAGAAACACGAAGCGGGAAAATCGCAAAAGAATACCTGATGATTGCTGATTTAATGAAATATCATTTCGCAAGCGAGGATTCTAGCGATGAATAGCGTACTACAAACTAAAAAAGAGTGTTTTTTCTGCAAAACAACCCAAAATTTACATAGGCATCACGTCTTATATGGCAGCAGCAACAGAAAACAAGCCGAAAAGTATGGTTTTACAGTTTATTTATGTTTAAATCACCATACCAACGGCGGCGAGGCAGTGCATCGCAATCCCAACGGACCACTAGACAGGTACCTCAAGGAGCTGGCGCAGAAGTACTGGGAGGAGAACAACGGAACGAGGGAAGAATTTATCAAAACATTTGGGAGGAATTATCTGTGAATAAGTTTAGAAATAAAAAGATTTTTACGAAAGATGGGAAGTTTGATAGCAAAAGAGAAATGCATCGCTATTTAGAGCTGGCGGCGATGCAACAAGCGGGGAAAATTACAGGATTAGAGCGACAGGCTAGATACATCCTTATAGGCAGCCAGAAACGAGAGGATGGCACTACAGAACGCCCCGTATCATATACAGCAGATTTCCGCTACACAGACAAGGAGGGGAAAATTGTTGTTGAGGACGTAAAATCCCCGCGCACAAGAAAAAATCCGGAATATATTATCAAGAGAAAGCTGATGCTTGAACGGTATGGCATCACGATCAGGGAGGTGGCGTAATGAAAAAAACAGGAGACTCAGAAGCAAGAAAAGCGGCGAAAATACTCAAGAAGTACTGCAACGAGCATAAATATTGCCGAAATTGCCTTTTTGCGGTAGGAAAGGAGGGCGCGGCTTGCCTGCTAGTAAATAAATTGCCGTTTGACTGGGTAAGATATTAAAGCTGGACACCCTCCGGGGTTAAGGATAGATACACATTACAGCAACACGTTAACGGTTCCATGAGGAGCTATATGCCATTGATTCCTCCGGATTTATTCCGGAGGGGAAAGGAAAGAAAATGACAGTAGAAGAATAAGGAGGAATAGATAAACTGGAACGTGCAAGAAAGGAGTGGTTTTATGGACTCGAAGAGAACTTTACTTGATATATTTCATGTATCCGAATCATATAAGCTTCCAGATGCAATTATGGATGCGTTACTGTCTGATAATGCAGAAAGTATCATAAGGCTAGTAAAAAAAAGTACGCACGATGACATCCGGGATATATTCCAGCAAGAGCAGGGAGACAGAAAAACATTAAAACAGGATTTTACACCGGATTGCATCTGCACCATGGTCGCAAAAATGATGAAGCCGGGCAGTGTACTGGATATGTGCTCTGGAACGGGAACATTAAGCAAGGCAGCCGCAAAAGAGCATGACATAAAAATATGCGAACAGGAATTTAGCGAGCGTACGATTTCGTTTGCTCTACTAGATGCCTGCATTAATGACCTGGAAGGAAGTATTAGCCGGGCAGATTGTTTACGGGGAAATATAATGGAAACATATCATTTAGAAAAAAATAATGATATAAGTATCCCAAAACAAGTAGAACCGGAAGAAATGGGATGCTTCGATAACGTAATTATGAATCCACCATACTCTATGAAATTCCCAGAAGCGGACGAGATGCCAATCATGGGACATAAAATTCCGAAAAGCAAAGCCGATTACGGATTTATACTGCGCGGCGTACAACATTTAAAAGATGATGGACGACTGATTGCGATACTTCCACATGGTGTCCTTTTTCGAGGAGCGGCAGAAGGAAAAATTAGAGAATGGCTTGTTAAAGAACACTGGATCAGTGCTGTAATTGGATTACCGGATAAGTTATTTTTAAATACAGCAATCCCGGTATTTTTACTAATTTTAGAAAAAAATTCTCCGGATATTCTTTTCATTGACACATCAAGACGATTTGAAAAGAAATCAGCACAAAACGACATGTCGCAGGAGCAGATAAGAGATGTCGTCGATGCTTTTTTTATACGTAAAGATGTAGAAAAATATGCTTACGTAGCCTCTTATCAGGAAATAAAATATAATGATTACAATCTAAATATTCCAAGATATGTAGATACGTTTGAACCAGAGACTCTACCAGACATGGAAGCGATTCTTAAAGAACTGCAAAAAATTGAAAATGAAGAGAGGAAAACTAGAAAAGAACTGTACAAAATGCTGGGGGAACTGGTAGGCAGCAAGGGGGATATGAACGTTATAAAAGAACATAGAAAATTGCTGAAGCCGCAGAATACAAGAAATACTTTCAGGCAAATGACATTAGAGGATTATGAAAATGCGATGTAAAAAAGTCAATATTTTTGAGATATGCAAAGTAGAACGTGCGGTGGCTGGAAAAATATATACGGCAGGGAGTTGCTATGTAAAATTAAGTGCTGCGGATGAGTATGTAGGCCAATTAAAAAATGACAATACACTAGATACAAGGTACGCAGTGTTTGAGCCAAACGAAGAAATTCGCGCGGATTACTTGCACATTGCTATCTGCAATAAGTTTCCTGAGTTTTTGCGAAAATACCGGACAACAATTAATTTACAATTTGAAACATTAAAACATTTCGTACTTGACTGGCACGAAAAGGAGGAAGAACAGAGGTATGTTGTAAATGCAGTCAAGGCGGTGGATGATGAAATAGAACTTACTGAAATGCAGATAGAAAAAGAGAAAGAGATGAAGAAATGGTATCTTGCAAAGATGATGGCACAACAAAACCAGACACCTACATGAACATATCGGAAAAATTCATGCAAGGTAATATAAGCGAGGACGAATTTGTGGAGCGGTATAACCGATTAGTTGAGCAGGAAGCTGAAAAACACTGGGAACCGGTCGAACCACATGAGCATATTTAAGAGGAGAGAAAAATGATATTTGTAGATGAAAAAACTAAATTAAAATATAACACAGACAAAATGGAACTGATTTCCTACAAGTGCAGAATTTCGCCAAGATTCGGAATTACGCTAAAAGCTAAAATATACAAAAGCAAAAAAGGGAATTGGTTAAGCGTGGCAAAGTGGGCGGATGGAGTAGAGTTACCTAAAGTATTGAGCGAAGACGAGGCGAAACAAATCTTGCTATTAAATGATTTAGAGGCCTACGAAATAGTTTTTGGAGAATTGGAGGAGGCATAAGATGTTAACTGCTGTATATGATACAGGGCACTCTACCGACATAATAGAAATACAGAAGGATGCTCAATATTTGAAAGAAGAAATGGTTGGTTGTATATATAGGCACTTTAAAGGAGAATTATATATCGTAACGGACGTTGTAGTAAATTCCGAGTCTCTTGAGATAGAAGTAATATACAAAGACTTTACACCTTCCCAACTTACATGGAGTAGGGATTTAAAACAATTTTTTTCGGGAGTCAATACAACAAAGTACCCTGACGCACTACAAAGAGTGAGGTTTAAAAAAGTTGGAAGAAACGGGGAGATAGAACGATGAGCAATCCAAAACACGACTGGTACGGGCACGCAGTAAAGCAGGTAAAAAAATACCCAGACAAACTGATCGCAGAAAATACAGCTCAGTCAGCCCTATGGATGTACGCTATTAACAAGGCGATAAAACAGACCGAGAGCATGGACAATGGCGAGGACAGAATGAAAGTTGTACAGCTGGTATATTTTGAGGATAGATACACGATAGCAGGGGCGGCGGATAAGCTCGGATATGCAGAAATGACTATACGCAGATGGCTTAGTGCTTTCGCCAATTTGGCTGGGAAATATGCGGGATATTAGAGAGGGAGAATTATCTCCCTCTCTTTTTTATGTTTGTCTAACACGGCTTAAAAAATGCCGTACAATACACTTGTACGGACGAGTACTGGTAACTTTTTGTGAGACATAACCCCCTCATCTTTTTGTGGTAAAAGTGTAAACTCTCACCCGCGTAAAAGAGAGTACATAAGACGCCTATCCCACGGTGCCTTGTGTCCCATACAGGTTGCGGGGTCTACAAGTGTTTAGGGACCAGCCGCTTATTAGTCTTACCCCGGCGGCTGTTAAGGTGCAATTCCTTATACTTGTATCTAGTTGCGCTATGCAACTGGTGTAAGCGATTTTTTTCATATTTTCTTTCCTTTCATATAACCCCGTAAACAATTCATTACGGGGTTATGGTTGTATTTAGGAGGTGACCCCAAAATGGGATAAGTAAATACCAGGAGTGGCTAACCCAGGAAGGGTTGCTAAAACTAGAGGGATGGGCACGGGATGGATGCACAGACAAAGAGATTGCGGCAAACATCGGTATTAACCCAGATACCTTATATACATGGAAGAAAAAATTTCCAATTTTAGCCGATACCTTAAAAAAGGGAAAAGATGTTGTGGATAGGCAAGTAGAAAAAAGCCTGTTGCAACGGGCACTAGGGTACAGCTACGAGGAGACGAGCGAAAAGTACGAAGGCGGAGTAATGACGGAACGAAAAGTAACAAAGAAGCACGTTGCGCCGGATACAACAGCACAGATATTCTGGCTAAAGAACAGAAAGCCGGAACAGTGGCGAGATAAGCCGCAATCAGAAAGCGCAAGCGACAAAGCACTGGCGAAAGCTATTGAAATCCTTGGGGGTGTCGATAGTGCCATTGACTAGCAAGCAGGCGGAATATCTACAAGGTTGTAACCACCGTTGGAACGTAAAGACCGGGGCGACAGGTTCCGGGAAATCCTTTGTTGACTACGCAATCGTAATTCCTCAGCGCCTGACACACCTAAAAGGATTAGGGTTGGCTGTGATGCTTGGCAACACCAGAGGCACGCTACAACGTAACATACTTGACCCCATGCGAGAGATATGGGGCGAGGAGCTAGTTGGCGAAATACGCAGTGACAACACAGTACAGCTATTTGGCAAAAAGGTATATGCGCTAGGTGCTGACAATAAGAAACACGTTGCAAGGATACAGGGAGCAACGATTGAGTATGCATACGGCGACGAAGTAACGACGTGGAATCAAGAAGTTTTCGAGATGTTAAAATCTCGTCTCAGAACGTCACACAGTCATTTCGATGGCACTTGCAATCCGGCGGGACCGAAACACTGGTTCAAAGGCTTTATGGATTCTGATGCCGATATATTCCAGCAGGCGTACAACATACATGATGGTTGTTTACCTCCAGCGGTAGTGGACGAGCTGATAAAAGAGTACTCAGGGACACACAGGTATCAACGCTACATACTAGGCAACTGGGCAGTGGCAGAAGGGCTTGTGTACGATATGTTTTCTGAGGAAAGACACGTCTGTAAAGTAAAGACTAGCGGAGAGATAATTGTTAGCTCCGACTTTGGTATGCAAAACGCCACCGTCTTTTTAATCTGGCAGAAAAGAGTGGATAACGGCAACTGGCACTGCATAAAAGAGTACTACTATTCAGGCAGGGAGAACAACCGCATGAAACCGGTCAGTGAGCTGGTAAAAGGACTAGAGGACACGCTAAACGGGCAGAAAGATGATTTAGTCATTGTTGACCCATCCGCCGCCGCTCTCATCGTGGAGCTACGCAGTAGAGGGCACAAGGTCAAAAAGGCGGATAACACTGTTAACGATGGGATAGCAGACGTTGAGACGATGCTAACACAAGACAAATTATCGTTTGACCCATCTTGCGCACACACGATCGAGGAGTTTGGTATCTATGCATGGGACCCAACAGCGGCTGACAAAGGCAGGGACGCAGTTATAAAACAGTCAGATCACGCAATGGATGCTATCAGGTATCTTGTAAAAACATTAAAACTCGTCAAGCGCAGCCGAACGAGACAATACAAATCAATTCTAGGGTGACGACAAATGTATTTATCATATCAAGATTTCATTGCCGCAAAAGACAAAGGGCAATTTATAAATCAGTTTATAAAATTCCACGAGAGTACAGAAGCATACAAAGAGGCGTTAAAAGCGGACAAGTATGACGCACAGGAAAATGAGACTATTTTACAGTTCCAGCGCGTCTATTACACTCTGCTAGGTCAAAAAAAGATAGATAATTTTTCGTCTAACGCACAGATATGCTCTAATTTCTTCCACAAATTAAATACACAACGCTGTTCGTACAGTCTGGGAAACGGCGTATTTTTTAATGACATGAGTGTCAAGGACAAGCTAGGCAAACAATTCGACAGACGGATTAAAGAAGCAGCTTACAACGCATTAATCCATGGCCAGTCCTTCTTGTTCTGGAATGTGGACCACGTGCACGAATTTCCCTTTACGCAGTTCGCCCCGATGTGGGACGAGGACACAGGGGCATTGATGGCGGGTATAAGATTCTGGCAGTTGGACGAACAGAAACCGTTTAAGGTTGTGCTGTATGAAATAGATGGCTATACAACCTACAGCGCAGAAAGCAAATTTGGAGAATTAAAAGAGATTGCTCCCAAACGGGCATACAGACAGAGAATTGAGACTGCAAACAATTTAGAGCCCGAAATTATCGGAGAAGAAAATTATAGCAGTCTCCCCATTGTGCCGATGTTTGGCAATAAGCGACACATAAGCACCTTGAGAGGGATGCAGTCAAAGATTGATGCTTACGACGCGGTGCAAAGTGGTTTTGCTAATGATTTAGACGACTGCGCTCAGATGTATTGGCTCATTTCTAATGCCGACGGTATGACAGATGACGAGCTGGCGGAATTCAGAGACCGGCTCAAGTTCCAGCACATCGCAAAGGCCGAGGAGGGGCAGGTACAGGCATACACGCAAGAGCCACCTTATACGGCCAGAAAAGAGTTTCTCACGCAGATGCGGTCAGAAATTTATGAGGACTTCGGGGCGTTGGACGTACACGCCATAGCCGCCGGAGCAACAAACGACCATATCGACGCCGCATACCAGCCACTGGACGATAATGCAGATGATTTTGAGTACTTTGTAGGCGATGCGATTGAGAAAATTCTGGAGCTTGCGGGGATTGATGACGAACCGCAATTTAAGCGGAACAGAATCAGTAACGAGAAAGAGCGTACAGATATGATTCTTGAGGCAGCAAACTATCTGGACGAAGAAACCATCCTAAAAAAATTACCGTTTGTCGCACCAGAGGAAGTGCCGGACATTTTGGCAAAGCTAGACGAAGAATCATATAACCGCTACACGGGGCCGATTGAACCCGATGCGCCGGAAAATATCCCGGAAGGGGATGAATAACTATGTATCCATCCGACAAGTGGACAGAGCAGGAACTGCAAAAGCTAGAAAAGCGGTTAGCAGATGTATATAAACAAGCCGGAAAGGAACTTGACGGCAAAGCGAGAAACTATTTTAAACAGTTTTCCAGGCGATACGCCAAAGAATATGCGGCATACCAGGCAGGAAAGTATACCAAAAAAGAGTTTGAAGCATGGCTGATGAACCAGTATGGCAGAGGGCAGAGGTGGGAAGCGCTGCGCGAGGACATGGCGCGGCGGCTGACAGAGTCAAATGAGATTGCTGCGGCATACATCAACGAGAAGACCCCTTTTGTAATTGCTCTCAATCATAACTTTGAGGCATACATGATTAAATCTCTTATGCCTGATAGACAGATAAAAGAGATTGGAGATATTGCTTTTAATCTAGTGGACGAACACACAGTTAAACGACTGACAGTCAGAAAGCAGAAGATTCTTCCACCCCGAAGAGTACTAAAAAGCAAAGATGTGCATTGGAACAAAAAGAAATTGCAAAATGCACTATTGCAAGGAATATTGCAGAGTGACAGCATAGGAAAGCTCGCAGGGCGATTTCAGGACGTTACAGGAATGAATCATACTGCCGCAATTAGAAACGCCCGCACAGCGTTCACAGGGGCGCAAAATGGGGGCAGGCAGGCGGCATATGAGGAAGCCTACCAGATGGGAATTGATGTAGTAAAACACTGGACAGCGACAAAGGATTTGAGGACCCGAGACAGCCACAGAGCGTTAGACGGTGAAGAAGTACCGTTTAACATGGCGTACTCAAACGGTCTCATGTATCCGGGAGACCCAAGTGGAATCCCGGCGGAAGTTTATAACTGCCGCTGTACGCAGAGAACTGCACTACCCGCCGAACTAGCACAACCGCGAATGATACGCGTCAGAAACCCAGAGACAGGCAGAAACGAAGTCATAGAAGACATGACCTACTACGAATGGTTAGCAACGCAAAGGGGGCGAATATAATGGCGGATATTGATGTTGTGAGTCACGTGGACGAAGTAATACTTAAAACCACCATGGCACTTGCAAGGGCATTAGAACAGGCAGGAGCCGCCGCAGAAGGGCACGCAAAAGACCTTTGCCCGGTCGATACGGGCGCATTAAGAAACAGCATTACGCATCGGACCGACTTGGAAAATCTCACGGAAACAATAGGCAGCAACGAAGAATACGCCGCCTATGTGGAACTGGGAACTGGCGTGTATTACAAGGGAGGAAGAAAGACCCCGTGGACTTATCAGGACGATAAGGGACAATGGCACATCACAAACGGTCAGAGGGCGCAGCCGTATTTAAAACCGGCGGCGGCAAATTACGCGAAAGAATACACAGCAATCATTGCAGATGAATTAAAAGGAGCGATGGAATAATGGACAGATTGTCTTTGCTCGTCAAGGCAAAGGAAACGGCGGAGTATTTTGTTGATAAAAAATTTAAATACTCTCAAAACGTGGCGAATAGCTGGGCGGGCGCAAAGAAGAAAAAGGTAAGTAATTGTGCATCGTATGTTTGCTATTGCCTACAGCAATTGGGCATCCTCAAACCGGGACAACTGTTTTATTGCAACAGGAACGGAGCAGTTGTCTATAAGGGCACAGGAACAAAAGCGGCTATATCAAAACGATACAGGTTGATAAAAGTAAATAAATTACCCCGGGATTATAAAAGTAAATTAAAGCCTGGCGACATTTGCTTTTACCGCCTGCATACCAATATTTTTGCAGGAATAAACGAGAGCAACAAAATGGTGTGGTGGGATGCCGGAAAGGCTAGCACTAACACTAAAAAAGCAGGCGGAACATATAAAAAAATACACAGAGTTATCAATGGAAATCAGAAGATTTTATATGTGCTGAGATGGAAAGGAGTAGAACAATGATTATTACAGGTATGGCGCACTTTGAGAGCGTGTGCAAAAAGAAATTAGTTGAATGGTATAACAAGAACGGTTATGCAGGCACACCGCAGACACCACCGGCAGATTTAAGCAATGTATTTGTTGTATGGTCATGCAAAACTCTACAGAATTACAAAGCATTGCTTTCTACAACATTCAGCGGAGATGGAATTTATGCTGAATACACCTATAACGGAGATAAACAGGAGCTGTATGAGGACGTGTATAAAAAACTTACCAATACCTGCCACACAGAAGAATAGGAGAGAGCGCTATGAAGAAATTATTTATTAGCCAGCCGATGAAAGGCAAATCAGATGAGGAAATCTTAAAAGAGAGAGAAAACGCAATCAAAAGCGCAGAAGAACTGTTGGAAGAACCAGTAGAGTTGATTGACTCGTTCTTTCAGTCGGCACCCGCTGACGCTAGACCACTCTGGTTTTTAGGGAAGTCTCTTGAGTTACTATCAATCGCTGACATTGCGTTTTTTGCAAAAGGTTGGGAAGATGCAAGAGGGTGCAAAATTGAACATACTTGTGCTGTCGAGTACGGGATTACAACAATCGCAGATTGTAAAGGAGAAAAATATGGCACAGAAGAAAATTATTGACGTGTCGGTATACAACGGCACAATCGACTGGAAGAAAGTAAAGAAATACGGTTGTGATGGTGCAATCATTAAGATTATCCGCAAGGATTTAGGCAAAGATAAAAAATTTGAAGAGAACTATAAAAAGTGTGAGAAATTAGGCATTCCATGGGGCGTGTATAACTACACATACGCAACTACAGTGGCAAAAGCCAAGTCGGACATGGAGCTTGTGTGTGACATCCTCGACAAGGCCAGCAAGAAACATTTTAAATACGGCATTTGGTTTGACATCGAGGATAAAGTGCAGGCAAGGCTAAGTAAAGTAAAGATTGCCGAGATTATCAATGCGGCACAGGCTGTCGTTGAGTCAAGAGGGTATAAATTCGGCGTTTACACTGGTAAATCATACTTTGCGGAGCATATTGATAAAAACAAAGTTAACTGTAAAAACTGGTGGATTGCACGTTATTACAAAGGCTATAACCGCATGGCATTTAAGGCAACGCCGAACAAATCTTATAAGCCTACAAATGTGGCCGACCTTATGGCATGGCAGTATACCAGTTCTGGCGTATTTCCGACCAAGGTTTCAACCGGCAACGGCGGCAAGTTTGATTTAAATATTTTATATCATGACTTCCCTGCGGCTACACAGAAGGAAGAAACAACAAAAAAGGGTAAATACACCGGGAAATTCCCTAAATTGCCGCCGCGCGGCTACTACGCGTTTTTAGATGGCATTACGGTATTAAAAGACACACGGAATGAAATTGCAAAATTGCAGGATTTTCTGAACTGGGCAATCGGAGCAAAATTAAAAACCGATGGCAAGTATGGAGAGAAGACGGAAGACACGGTAAGAGTTTTCCAGTCGCACTGTAACTTGAAAATTGATGGCAAGTTCGGGGCAAATTCCCTTAAAGCCGCGAAAGAATTTAGCAAGTAATCACGAAGTACTGTGATTTACATATATAGTCATTTAGGGAAAGAAATCCCTCAAAGAAAAGGAGTAATCAAATGGCATTAACAAGAGCTTTTTTAAAAAGCATGACACTTACAGACGAGCAGGTTTCCGCGATTATCGAAGAACACTCTGCAACCGTTACGGGTCTCAAGAACGAGATTAGTAAATACAAAGAGGACGCAGAGAAAGTCCCAGACCTCCAGAAGAAATTGGAGGACTACGAAAAGGACGACTGGAAAGGCAAGTATGAGAAAGAACACGCAGGTTTTGAGAGCTACAAAGCCGAACAGGACAAGAAAGCGTCCTACAATGCGAAAGAAGCCGCATACAAAAAGATGCTTGAGGATTCCGGCGTGTCTAGCAAGGTAATTAACCTTGCATTAAAAGCATCAAAAGAGACTATTGATAATTTAAAAATCGGAACTGACGGCAAACTTGAGAACGCAACAGAGGTAGAAAAAGGCATCAAAGAAGCGTATGCCGATTATATTACAACTGAAAAAACTCAGGGCGCTAACGTATCAAATCCACCGGGAGGAGAACCGGGGAAAATGACCAAGAAAGAAATCATGGAAATTAAAGATGCAGGCGAACGTCAGAAAGCGATTGCGGAAAATCACGAACTTTTTGGATTTTGAAAGGAGTAAACAATGCCAGGAGTAACCACTAGTACTGTATTAAATACAGATAGCGCTCTCAAAGCGAGAGAAATTGATTTTGTAACAAGATTTGACAAAAATTGGGATGCATTAAGAACTATCTTAGGAATCTTTAAACCTATCAGAAAAGAGCCGGGCACTAGCTTAGTGACTTATGAAGCGCAGATGAAGGATGAAGCCTTACAGGGCGGCGCAAGTGTGGGTGAGGGAGAGGCAATCCCTTTTACACAGTTTAAGGTCGTAGAAAGCAAAAGAGAAGATATTGTCGTAGAAAAATACGCTAAATCTTTATCCCTTGAATCTGTGTCAAAATGGGGCGCAACAGTCGCGATTGAAAAAACGGATGATGCCTTTATGGTTGAGCTGCAGAACAAGGTTTTAAAGGATTTTTACACATTTTTAAAAACGGGAACATTAAAAGGAACACAGAAAAAATGGCAGAAAGCGCTTGCAATCGCAAAAGGTGCTGTACTCAATAAATTCGCAGGGATGAACAGAAACGTAACCGAAGTCGTAGGATTTGCAAACGTAATGGATTTTTACGACTGGTTAGGGGACAAAGAGATTACCGTACAGACAATGTTTGGATTGCAGTATATCAAAGATTTCTTTGGCTTCTCCACACTGTTCCTCCTCCCTGACGACTATATTCCGGCAAAAACCGTCATCGCAACGCCGGTGGAGAATATTGATTTATATTATATTGATCCAGGCGACAGCGATTTTAAAAAGCTTGGGCTGGATTACACAACATCTGGCGAGACAAATCTTATTGGATTCCACGCAGGCGGCAACTACACAAACGCCACAGGCGAAACATACGCCATTATGGGCATGAAGCTGTGGGCAGAATACCTTGACGGTGTTTGCGTAGTTACTGTCGGAACCACAGAAACTATCCCAGAAGTATCAAGTGCCGTTTCGGAAGTAAGTTCGAACGGAAAATAAAAGGGGATGATTGAGTGCTTTATGAAATCATGAATCACATTCACAATTTCTTCCCGGTCAAAGGGGCGGCAATCACGGGAGAAATAACAATCGGAGATTGGATTTTTGACACGCTTAATTTTGATGTAGGCGTGACAGAAGATACTAAAGACCTGCGTTATTCTACTACCGCGATTCGCCTCCCGCTACAAGATGGGCAGTACTATTTAGTAAGCGGCTCTATCTTTAATGACGGGGTTTATCAGTACCACAAAGGCAATACTGCTCCGTTACAGGAGGAGACTTTTAACGGCGTAGTTGTTCCGCTGGCTATCCCCAAACCGTTTTTGTCACTGGTGGACGAAATCAGCGAGTGGCAGGCGAAAAACGGCAATTTAGGAGCGTATCAGTCGGAATCGTTTGGCGGATATTCGTACAGCAGGGCAACAAACAGTAAAGGCGAGACCTACACGTGGCAAGATGCCTTTAGGGCACGCCTGAACCCATGGAGGAAAATGGCATGAGTTTAATCAATGAATTTTTACAAGATTGCATACTCATGGATAAAAAGCGTACTTCTGACGGCGAGGGTGGATTTATCACCGAGTGGGTCGAGGGCGCTAAAATACAGGCGGCAATAGTCCGTGACACCTCCATGTCTGCCAGAGTGGCGGAAAAAGAGGGTGTAACAGCAACATATACAATTACTACAGCTAAAACAGTAAAGCTGAGCTATCATGATGTATTAAAAACAAAAGACGGAAAAATTTTTAGAGTTACATCAAATGCAGGAGAAAAAGAAACCCCTGCGTCGTCTAATTTAGACATAGCACAGGTCATGGCGGAGAAGTGGGAGTTAACGTCATGACCCCAACGGCGGCACTATATCAATTTTGGTCATCCTTCGGCATAACTGCATATCCGTCTAACAGGGTGCCGGAAGATACCGCTTTCCCTTTTATCACATACGAACCGATTATAGCAAATTGGTGGACAGGTGCGGCCGCCGCTAGCGTCGTAAATGTCTGGTACCACACAGAATCTGAGGCAGTCCCAAATAAAAAGGCGAAAGAAATCAGTGACAGATTGCAAGGAGGAACCACGGTCAAGTGCGATGATGGAATCATTTTTCTGTCGCAAGACCAGCCTTGGACTCCTTTAGTCGATGAAGCTGACTCGTCAATAGTACGCAGATACACAGTAATAACTATGCAATTTATAACTATTTAATGAGGTGAGCAAATGAAGTATACGCAGGTACCTTCTGACCTTTTCAAAAAAATACAGATTAACGCCGGTATTATTGTATCAGCTTTTGAGCCGGAAACAGGTGCAATAACAGCAACTAACATCCTCATGGCAACCAGCGGCGGTTGTAGCTTTAGCGCGGAGCCATCCTTTACGGATTTTGGGGAAGACATTGATAATGTGCCTAAAAACACGATGGAACTCAAGGAAATCGAATCTATCGAAGTAAAATTATCAGGCACAGCCGTTACAATGGATACCGCACAGGCTAAAAGTTTTATGGCGGCGGCAGACGTAGCGGGAAACAAAGTAACACCAAGGGCAGATTTAAAGGCAGAAGATTTTAAGGATATTTGGTGGATTGGCGACTATTCGGACGAAAATTCCGGGGATTCCGCCGGATTTATCGCAATCAAAATTATGAATGCACTCTCAACGGGCGGATTTAAGATTAAATCAGATGATAAATCCAAAGGAAATTTTGATTTCGAATACACAGGACATTACAGCATTAAGAACGCAGAGACAGTACCTTACGAGGTTTATATCAAAACAGGCGAAGCGGCGTAGGAGGTAAAGCATGAAATTATCAGAATTAACAGCAGAACAGGGTTTAGAAGCCATTGCGAACTCCCTCGAACATATCGGTAACATTGCAGACGATGATGATGCGCTCAGCCTGTGCCAGAAGCTTGTACCGCAGGAAGGGGAGAAATATATCAAAGTCTTTGCTAGGGGTGCTAAAACAGCTCCTAGGCTGTTAAAAACACACAAAGATGATGTAATTGGAATCTTAGCAGCGTTTGAATTGCAGAGTGTTGAGGAATACAAGAAAAAGCATAAATTAATGGACGTTATCAAAGGCATGGTTGACCTCATCAATGAGCCGGAGGTACGTCAGCTTTTTTTCTCAGCGCCAACAAGCGCAGCAGAAGAACCCTCTGGCGATGCGCAGGAGAATACAGAGGAAGAAGCGTAAAGGGATTCTTGCTGTACGTCAAGGCTAAGATTTTAGACGACACAGAGGAATTAATTTACAAACGATACATGGCCGATGGGCTGAAATATGTAACCGAAAGCATTTCGCAGGCGTTCGGTGGGAAATATCTCTATGTATCATTTTTTGATTTAATTAATAGCGATAAAAAGCAAACAGTAACAAAGACTGGCGAAGAAATAGCCGCGGACGTCATTAAAAAAGCCGGATTGGTGGTGATGAGTGATTGAATGTGATGGAATTGTTTGTCACTCTGGCAATCAAAGACACCGCATATAAGCAGGGGCTGAAAGACGCAGAAGGTAACGCCAGCTCGTCCGCATCAAAAATTGGCGGAGCATTTAAAGCGGTCGGGAAAGTAGCTAAAACAGCTATGGTGGCCGGCTCTGCTGCCGCCGTTGCATTTACAAAAACATCAATAGATGCCGGAATGAATTTTGATACTGCAATGTCTCAGGTAGCAGCTACCATGGGAACAACCGTAGACAAAATAGGGAACGTCAAAGCCAAGGCTGAGGAAATGGGGCGCACAACAAAGTACACCGCAACGGAAGCGGCGGAAGGAATGAATATCCTTGCTCAGGCTGGCTTGTCGGCGGATGAGCAGATTAGCGGTATCGGAACGGTACTTAACCTTGCCTCTGCCGGTGCTATGAGTCTGGAAGAATCGGCATCATATACTGCCGGAGCTGTAAAAGGCTTTGGTGACTCGATGAGTAACGCATCTTACTATGCCGATTTGATGGCAAAGGGTGCTACTCTTGCTAATACGGACGTAAGAGGCCTTGGAGAGGCTTTTTCCGGTTCTGCTGCCACAGCGAAAAACTACGGTCAAGCGGCGGACAGCGTCACGCTTTCCTTACTTCGCTTGGCAGAGCAGAACGTGACAGGCTCCGAGGCATCTACGGCATTAAATAGGGCAATGGCGGACTTATATACTCCGACTGATGATGCATCAAAAGCTTTAGATCAGTTAGGTGTATCCGCCTATAAGTCAAACGGCGAGGCAAAAGATTTTAACGACCTCGTAGACGAGCTTAATGGCTCTTTGCAGGGTATGACAGCGGAACAAAAAAACAATGCTCTTGCAACGATTTTTACAACGCAAGGCTTACAGGCGTTTAATAAAATGACCGCATCGAGTGATGCGACTGTGCAAAAATTTTGGAAAGGAATACAGGATTCTTCCGGCTCTGCAGCACAACAGGCGGCTACGCAGTTAGATAATTTGCAGGGCGACATAACCTTGCTATCTAGCGCCACAGAAGGCCTGCAACTTGCTTTTTATAATACCTTTTCGGGTACTATCCGTGGTGCCATCAAAGGTATAACAAGCGAGGTTAGTGGATTAGCTGAGGCGATGGAATCTGGCGGCATAAGCGGCGCCCTTTCCAAACTGGCGCAAGATGCGATTAATTTTAGCGGCCAGTTGCCGGGGCTGACAAAAATCGGCGGCGACCTCATAAACGGTTTAATTTCAAGCGTTACTCAAAATTCTGGCAGTATTACAACTGCTGTCAGCCAACTGTTAAATAATCTTGCCTCTACGATTTCCACAGGGCTAAATGTATTTACATCGGTCGGAGTTAATTTGCTGACGACTATCGCTAACGGCATGACTCAGGGCATCCCGACCTTTTTGGGGCAGGCGTTGCCGATGCTGACACAATTTACAGAGTCATTGAGGAGCAACGCAGGCAAATTGATAAATGCAGGCCTGACACTTATCCAGAATATTGCTCAAGGGCTGATTAATTCTATTCCTGTATTGATTGCATATGTACCTACAATCATAACGAATTTGGCTGGCATTATTAACGATAATGCGCCAAAAATCCTTGCAACAGGAGTAACAATCATAACAAATTTAGCGATTGGCTTAGTTCGTGCGATTCCGTTATTAATTGCTAATTTACCGAAGATTATCACAGCAATCGTAAGCGTATTTACAGCGTTTAACTGGTTTTCGCTTGGTAAAAACATTGTTACCGGCATAATAAAAGGGGTCAAAAATCTCCCTTCTCTTTTAAAGGGTGCCGCTAAAAATGCTGTAAACGGATTCAAGGGAGCATTTAAGGGAAATGGTATTTTATCGGCTGTAAAAGGAGCATTTACTAAGATACCATCGGCTGTTAAAAGTATCTTTACTAAGGCAGTATCCCTTGTAAAAAGCTTCCCTGGACGGTTTAAGAGCGCCTTAAAGTTTAGCTGGTCTCTTCCACACCTAAACCTACCGCACCTGAGTGTTTCCGGCGGAAAAGCTCCGTTCGGTATTGGGGGAAAGGGTTCCCTGCCATCATTCCACATTAGCTGGTATAAAAAAGCCATGGAAAGCCCATATGTATTTTCTGATGCCACCTTGTTTGGAGCAGGAGAAGCAGGAGACGAGATGCTGTACGGTCGTAGCAGACTGATGAACGATATCAAAGAGGCAACACAGGGAACGAAAAACGATGTAACTATTAATGTAACTGTAAACGGTGCAGATAACCCGGAAGAATGGGGAAGAAGAATGGCAAGTGAGCTTAGAAGGCAGGTGAAAATGGCATAATGGCAAAGAAAAAGAAAAAGTCTGCTGCTCCTAGCGGTCTGTCTATATCGAGAGACGGTTTGAAATTTACAATATCTTGGAAAATACCGGCGAAAAAATATGAGGATGGACAGTGGCTATGGTATCGTCTACATACAAAAAACGCCGGTGCTTCTAAATGGGATTGGACAAAGTGGAAGAAAATAAATGTAGGAAAATCAGCAACTAAAAAAACGGTAGCACTTAATGCAAAAAATTATTATCCTGTCTCATCAAAATTATTAAACGCGATAGAATTTAAGGTAAAGGGCAAAACAAAAAGTGATAAAAAGCATACCTATACAGCCGCACATTCCACAAAGACATTTACCATTTATGCACCAAATGCCCCTTCCGTTTCTTATTCTCTTGATGATACTGGCGCAAATAAAGGTACATTTACTTGGAATACCTCATACGAGGCAAATGATGCAAGGCATTTTGCAAGGACGCAGGTACAGACCGCATTAATGACAAACTATAAGGGCACCATTGCAAACGCTCGCTTTACCAATGCATCCTATACGGGAGCGTCTGGCACATGGGCGATAACAGAGGATGGTTCCCCGACACAAAACAAGACATTTTGCCGTATTGTAAGGGCAAAATCGAGAGGGTGTGCCGGAGATTCCGGTTGGAGCTATGCATACCATTATTACAGCATCCCAGAGCGTCCAAATATACAGAGTACAGGGAGCAAAGAGATAGGCTCCTCTAGCCGCTATGTATGGGCAAACTGGGTGCAGGCATCGCCACGGGACCGCCCTGTGGATTCTATGGAGTTACAATACGCCATAGACACGCCAGAAAGTGGAGAGAGGTATACTGGCACATCGTGGAGTACAGGAGTAACTGTTGCGTACCATGATTATACGGTGTCAGCAGATTTTAACACGGACGACGGCATAGCGGAAGACCAGATCATGTGGACAAGGGTGCAAAGTACGCACGATAAAAAATATGCGTATTCCGAGCCACGAGTAGCGGCACGAGGGGCTTTAAAATCCCCGTCATTTGATACGGTATCGGCAACGGGAACAACGCTTACCATCAATAGCGTTGAGCGAAATACAGAGGTTCCTGACGCCAAAACAGCAATCTGGATGAAAATAGACAACGAGGAAAAAGGCATTATTGCGGTCACCGACAAAGAGGGCACAATCACAGTTACGTGTCCGGACGTTTCCGGCGGCGCTGAATACCAGATTGCCCTCAAGAATTTTACCGGAACTTCCACACCTCAAAATGGAGCGACTGGCACTACCTACAAACTTAGCCCTCTCATGCAGTCTGGGTGGATTTATTCGGAAACAAGAAAGATTGCAGTCCCGCCGAAAAATATAACTGCAATGGCGGTGGCATCTGATACCGTGGAACTAACATGGGATTGGTCGTGGAAAAATGCGGATGCGGCTACCGTTGCGTGGGCAGACCACGAGGACGCATGGATTAGTACGGAAGCCCCAACTACTTATGACGTGGAGGACAGGGAAACCACGTGGCATATCGGGTCCCTAGAATCGGCAAAAACATATTATTTCCGCGTAAGATTGCGGGATACGTCCGGGGATGAGGAAGTGTTATCTCCTTGGTCTGATACGGTTTCCGTATCTCTGAGTGAGACCCCAACAACTCCTACGCTTGCAACGACAGAAAATTATCTTGCCCTGGACGATACAGTTATTTGTAGTGTCGGCTATACCGGAAACAGCAAAGCGAGCATAAAAATAGCGGAAGCGGTTAACGATGAGCCAGTTAAAGGCAAAGATGGAAACGTCGTTGTTTTAATGATGTCTTCCGGCATGGAGACATTATCGGAAACTATTGAAAACATTAATAAAATCTATACTGCAAGTGGCCTTTTGAGCAATCTATGGAATGTAGGAGAAATCCATTATTTAAAAGCAATGGTTACAGCACAGGGAGGAAAGGAAGGGGCATGGTCAGATTCTGTGGCTGTTGAAATTGTTGCAAAACCTGCGATAAACAGCGTGACAACAAATCTTGTTTCGGAATCAACTGCATATAATTCTGGCGATGTTACCACGGAAACGAGCGACCAGACAGTACCAGAATCATCGGAAGGTACAACAAATTATTTAGAGCAGCTACCATTAACAATAGTCCCTTCCTTCGGGGATTCTGCTGGCACAGCAAAAGTAACGATTGTCAGGGACGAGGATTATTATATTCTGCGCCCGGACGGATTAAAGGAACAACATTTTGCCAATGAAATTATTGCTAGTTTTACTGGCAACGAAACAGACAGCTATGCTATTGGCTTAAGCGACCTGATCGGGCAGATGGATGACGGTGCAAGGTACAGCATACAGATTGCATTTACAGATATTTATGACCATGTGGCAGAAAAAAAGATACCGTTTGTTGTACGGTGGAAACACCAGCCGGAAGTACCAACGGCCACTGTAAATACGATTGCAGACAACAAAACAGCGAGTATTGTTGTTGCTAAACCAACCACATATGCTGATGGGGATACATTCGACTTGTATCGGATGAGTGTAGACAGAGCAGAATTGATTCTGGAAAATGGGGTTTATGGACAGAAATATGTTGACCCATACCCAGCGTTAAATGAGTACGGCGGCATACTGGTTGTAAATAAAACTGCCAACGGTGACTATATAACGTCAGATAGTTCGTTTGCGTGGTTATATAGCGATTTTTCCATCGAATATAAAAAGGCAATCATTGATTTTGACGGTGAATCTATCGAAATCCAGTATAACCTTGATTTAGATAACTCATGGGATAAAGATTTCGAGAGGACAGTTTATCTTGGCGGCTCCGTACAAGGTGACTGGAATCCTGCAGTCACTCGTGATTTAAAAATTGATGCAGTAAGTATCTCACTAACAGAACCAATGATGATTGAGCAAATGAGGCGGCTCGCAACGTATCCCGGAATATGTCACGTTAGGACACCGGATGGCTCATCGTTTTCCTGCGACATACAGGTATCGGAGAAAAAAGACCATAGTAACAAAATGCGAACAGATTTCTCCCTGACGATAAAAAAAGTGGATTCGGAAGAGCTGGATGCCGTGACGGAAGAACAGTGGAGCGCAGAGCATCCTAATGAGGTGGCGTGATGGATTGGAGCAAAGGATTTTCAGCAAGATATATTTTAACAACAGTTGACCCCAAGACGTGGACAGACCGTCAAGAATTTGAATTTACTGAGGGAAGTATTGACCGAGACAGCACGTCAGATTTAAGGGAATCTGCCTCCGTCACAATGACAGAAAAGATAACAGATAGTGAGTGCTGGGTCCGTATTTACCTGCAAGCCAAACAGGGAGGGTCGGGAGCAAAAGTAGCACTATTTACTGGCCTGACCGCCTTCCCGGAAAGAAAACTTGATGGTGTAAGAGAGACTTACAACATTGACTGCTACTCCGTTCTCAAGCCGGCAGATGATGTAATCCTGCCGCGTGGCTATTATGCACCAGCCGGTAGCGGAGCAAAACAGATTAAAAATCTGCTTAATGATTGCACCCCTTCCCCCGTATATGTCGAAGGAGTATCGCCAATAACTACAGATAACATCGTTGCGGAAGATGGGGAAACAAGGCTCACGATGGCACTGCATATTTTAGATGCTATCGGTTGGCGGATGCGAATACTTGGTGATGGAAGTATTGTTATCTGTGCAAATGATAATAATAGCAGTCTTACGGTGGGAATTAACGCGAACGACATAATAGAGTGTGATGTAACAGACACATTTAATTGGTATGACACACCAAATTGTTTCATGGCGATACACGATGATTACGGAGCGGCTATTGCAAGGGATGATAGTCCAGATAGCTTTTTATCAACGGTAAATCGTGGTAGGGAAGTGTGGAAATCGGAAACAGGCGTTGAATTATCCTCCGGGGAAAGCATAGCGGCTTATGCTGTTAGAAAACTAAAAGAATTGCAGAATCCTGCCAGAACGATACAGTACAGCCGGCGATTTTTCGAGGACGTTCTTTTAGGCGATGTGGTCTTTTTAAATTATCCGCGGCATAACCTTACTGGGAAATTTAGGATAACATCACAAACACTATCTCTGGAACACGGTTGCCGCACAAAGGAAGAGGTGGAAAGCATTGAATGATTTTGTAAAAGAGATTGCCTCGACAATGAAGCAAAGCAAAACAAAGTCATATGATACAGTCGCAAAAGTCCTTCGGGTTGACGAAAAAACAGCATATGTCCACATTGACGGTGGAGCAGATGAAACCCCCGCACAGATGGCAATTAATTGTAAGACAGGTGACACAGTAAAAATCCGTGTCAGCGGCGGAAAAGCATGGTTAACAGGAAACATTACAGCACCACCTACAGATGACTCTGTTGCAATTAAAGCGAATAAGACAGCTACTAAGGTAAAGAAATCCTACGAGAACTTTAAAGATATTACTGAGGAAAACTTTAGTAGTCAGGAAGACAAGATAGCAGAGGCTGCTAAAGTTGCAACTAACTTCATGAAATATATCGAAGGACTTGGATTAGTTGTCGGTGATATGCGAGGAAATACGCTTGGACAGAACACGTTACTTGACGCAAATGGAATGTGTGTGCGCAACAATAACAGCGAAATTGTACGATTTGGAATTACAGATATTAAAGTAGTGAATGAAGACGGAGACCCTGTTTATAGTGGCACTGGCTCGGTCGTAAAGTCACAAAACAACATTGTTGTATCAACACAGCAAACAAAAGATGCAAATGATACTAATGTCGGTGGTAAAGCTGCGCTTGAATTATATTATGATAGTGCAAAAGATAATATGAGTCTCTCGTTATCTGTAAAAAGTGGAACATCCTATACTGATTTGTACGAAAGCATTGGAAATGGGATATATGCTGATAACTCTAGTACAAGGATTGCGTCTTCAGACGTAATAAAGTTGGATGCAGGGAGAATATATTTATCTACCTATTTAGGGACTTGGAGACCATATTTTTGCGCTGGCGATTCGATCAGTGCAACTTTTGGTACTGCTGGATATATTACGAGTTCCGGCAAGGATGTCATTTTTATAATTCCATTATCAAAACCAATAGTTGGGAACCCGACGGTAACAGTAACAAGCGTGGAAGGGCTTATGGTCCGACAAAATAATAAGTATTTGTATGGTGGCTCGTCAACAAAATATGTCAAACCTAGCAAATATACTGTACACTCAACGCTTAGTGGAGGCTGCATCCATGTATTTGCAACAATGCAAAATACCACAGATGTTACAAACAATAGCCCTTGCGGCATCTATGCTAATATTAAGATAACATTCTCATAGGAGGAATAAAATTGGCTTTAAAAAAAGAAATTCGTCAAAGCGACGGCGTAGTTACTAATTATCACAGAATATTATATATTCAGTCTACAATCAACAGTCATGATTCAATAGCTGTAGTATCTTATGTAGATGAGATTGGTAGAGCTATGGAAAGCAACGGTGACAGACCGTATAGAGCCGCTGTTACATATGAGAAAGAATATGAAGAGAATATGACTATTGAAGATGCTTATAAGTATCTCAAAACACTTCCAGATTACGAAGATGCAGAGGATATCTGATACAATTTATGCATAAGGAGGCGAAAGCATGATAGCTAGTGGAACAATAATTATTGATGGACAGACATACCGCAAAGGAGATATTATACACGATTTAGGCGGCTGGGATTGCATAGATACGGACGGAAGTAAGCGATATTACTGGGGGAAGTCTTCCGAAGTAGATAAATTACCTCATTATGTTGCAAGTGGTTCGACAGCGTTATGCGTAGACACAGGGGAATTATATGGCTTTTATGCCCCTGATAGCAAGTGGTTTTTACTTTAGGGAGGTGTAGGACATGAGAAAAAGTGGTTTAACGGGAGATGAGGCGTATGTACTCTCAAAACATGGGAAAATAACAGAAGACCTTGGCCCACTAAAAAAAGAAATTGGTTTGATAAAGGAAGATTTATCAAACAAAATTACAAAGTTCTATGCATCAAATCAAGGTGAAATTTACATCACTGATTCCGACAATGGAAAGATTCAAGATATGATGATATATGGCAAATCATCACAGGATGGAACACCAACGCCAGAGAATCTAGTTGAGATTAAGAGTGTTGTGAATCCAACTGTGAAGGTTTTTGGAAAGAACCTGTGGAATCCAATACTAGGAGGATATATAAGTGGCAATAATGGGTCAATAGTAGAAACTTCAACCCCACCCAGCGCCGTCACCGATTTTCT